GTAAACTCGGAGGGGGCCCTTTGGTCTTTAAGGTCCGTCGAAACTAGGAGCCTAAAAGATCATTGAAAGCTGCATCAACTTCGGATACATCACCGGTAGTATTTGGTGTCGCTGCATACTTCGTTTCTTCAACGGAGTTGCTCTCGGCATCCAAGCCACCAGAAAGATATTGTTCCAAAATCTCTCCAACTTGTTCAGGTGTTTTACGATCAAAGATATCGTTAAAATCTGGAATAGACTCCAGATAGGTTTCAACCTGTGTCGAATCCTCCACAATCGGAGATGACTTTCGACGTGGGGTAATCTTTGTCTGAGGGAAAGTTGCTCCCGCAGGCTTACCGTAGTCAATCACAAGATCCGTTCCTTCCTCTGGATCTGTAATATCGCCATACTCTGGATTGAGAACAAGACTCAAAAGCTTTTCATAAGCCATCTTGCCGTAGCCCCAGATTCGAACGCCCTGATCTTCCTCTCCGCGAACAATAACAGGCGAAAAGAATCGTTGACGAGCCATGAGGTTCTTGGCCTCTCTTACGCTGTCATCTGTCCCTTCGTTGAAAAGTTCACGAACAAAATCGTCAAGGGGGTCGTTTTCTCCAAAGTTCTTCTTCGGGCTCAGGAAACCAGGGTTGTTACCCAGGTTATAATGAAACCAGAAGTCCTTGAACGGATCTCCGTCTGACGTAGGGATTATACGAACCGTTTGCTGTCCGTCCTTAGGACGCCAGAAAATAGAATCTCCTCCCTTACCTCCTTTGTTTTGTAGTTTGTTGAGTTTCTGTCTCATTTTGTCTAAATCTATAGTCATTAGTTACTCCTTTTAGGTTAAAGTCACAATGATAAATCTCTCATTGTGCTGATTGTTATACTATATCAAATTAATTTTAATTTGTCAAGCAAGAAAATCTTTTCTTTCAACAAAAAATTCTCTCACTTCTCCGATCACCGTTTTCCAGTTGAAAACCCGGAAGCCAGTTTCAAGTTCCCACACCATCTCTGATGCTTCGGATAATTTACGCTTATCATTCCGACTCTGGATTCTGGAATCTAAAAACTCCTCTGGTAGATCACCCAGTTTTACGAACTGCATGATTCTTTGGTCGCCGTTTTTCTTAACGAACTTACCTTCAAAAGCTTTAATCTTGTTTTTTGTCATTTTCATCACCACCTTGTATTTCAGAACTCAACGCGAGTGTGTAAACAAAATCTTCTTCATAACTCGTTGAAAATACTCCATAACTTGTTCTGATTCCTTCTTGCTCATTGTCTCTTAGTTGTGTTTTTATCTTTTTCAAAAGACCTTTTTCTGTTTCAAGTCTTTTTTCATTGATACCATAATAGTATCTTATTTCACGCGTCTTGTCAAGTGGAAAAAAATAATTTATTTCAGACTCGGGTGTGCCATAACCCAGGGTGGCTAGTCTGGCCGTCTCAGGGAGCGAGCAGAAAGTATCTGTGGCTGAATCTATGTGATCATATACATTCATCATGTGCATTGTAGTTGCAATCAGTTGATATGATGCTCTTGTTTGTTGCATTAAAGGCAAGTGTTCCATGATCGGTTCAATACTCTTCATATCGACCAGATATATCCTTTCAAAAACCCCTGATCTGGTATATTCTTGTAAAATGTTAAATGCTATTTTATCCGTAAACTGTGCTATTTTTGAAAAGAAATGTATATCCTGTTTTATATACAGTATTTTTACATTAAGTTTTTTCTTATACAAATTTTCAAGAACGCGGAGGGACGCTGCTGATATCTGTTCAGAGCCATCAACAATGAAAAGTACATTCCCTGTACAATTCTTGAAAAAGTACTTCATATTCGGACAATTCTTTTCGTATTCCTCTGGGCTTGGTTGCCTGGGAAAGTCATATATCCCGTTTTTCTTTAAGCCTTCGAGATCGACGTCGATCTTGTAAATCTTATATTCCTCATAAGCAGAAAATTGATCTGCCAAGGCGCAACCTGTCTTTCCCAATCCAACAATCGTTTCCATTTTACTCTTCTACAGTTTCTAAAATGATCCTGGCTTCGAAGATGCCTCTTTCATCGGATTTGTCACTCATACATTCAGCCAATTCATCCTGGGAATAGCCCATGGCATCAACAAGGGCACTAAAAACCTCAAAAATATCCGCTAGTTCTTCCAGGCAGGGATCTTCAAGAAACTCATTAACTTCCTCAATTAATTTCTCCTTGAGTTTGATTTTGTATTCCTCTGGTTCGGCTACGTGGGTCCTAAAATTTTTCCCTTGCGCACTCATTATGGATGGTATGTTGTCTCTCACCAGTTTATTGTACACTTTCATATTTTTAACTCCTTCATGTTTCCAAAATCTTTGCCGGCTGATATATTCACCTTAAAATCGCCTAACTCTGTTTTAGAAAAAATTTCTTTGATTTCTGGTATCAAATGTTTTTCTGCATCAACGAGATCTATGACCAAGCTGTCGTGAATAGAAAAAGCAATATTTGATTGTTTATCTCTCAAAAACTCATGAACTTTTACCATTCTTCTCAAGAACATATCACTCGTTGTACTTTGAATTATATAATTTAAAGCGTGATGTGCATCGGCATCTATTATTCTATCATAAAAGGTATGTACTTGTTCACCATTCCAGTGTTTTTTTAACACAAAATCTCGATTATATATTTTACTTGAGGACCGGTCCTTCGAGTCGGGGTTGTATAGCCATGCAAAGATTCTTTTCTTTGCCTCGTCCCTTGTCGGATTGTTTTTGTATATGTTCTTTGCGTTCCATTGGTGTATATCTTCAATGGGTTGAGGTTGTCCGGAGAGCGCAAGGAGAGTTCTAAGCTCTGCGGCATTAAAGTCAAGCTCGACAAACCAATCATTCGTCGGTTTTATGACCCCTCTGTATTCTTTGGCTAGGGTCAGGATGGGAAAGCTCCATTTCTTGGTCGTCAACCTTCCTGTCTTGGTGCCAAAAATATCATACTTTATATAAGGAGCCTTTTCTTTTATTCGCTGTCTTATTTGTTTTGTTTTAAATTGATAGGCTTTTCGATTCATAGGGGTTAAATCGATATTCATTTTTTGATAATCTATTTCGCTGATGACTCTCTGCAAAGACAAGAGAAAATCATAATTGCTTGGTTTTTCGTATTTGTCAAAAACATACTGTGTTATCTTATTCTTGACATCACAGAACTCCAATAAAAATCTTTCGGGGACTAGATCAAAAAAACAATTTTGATTTAAGTCTACCTTTGCTTCTTTGAACGATCTAAGAAAAGATTTAAGCTTATCAGATATGTAATCCCACTGATCTTTTAAGTGGTCCGGACAAGGGGCCCCAGGGCTATCTGAAGAACAGAGGAGACTAGCATACTGAATGTCCTTTCCGTCCAGATAAGAGGCATAAGCCCAGGTTTTAGTAAGATTATCGCTAATTTCACTATGAAGTCTCTCATTATAATACACTCCTACGCATTCTTTTTTGTCGTCTAAAGTTTGGAATATCAATTTTATCTCTTTTAGTTATTTTAGTCAACGCACTTGTCATAGTTTTGACAGAACCTAGTGTTGGTTTGTTTTGACTTTAACATCTTAAGCATATTATTAATATAATTCATTCCGGCAGAAATGTCAACTCTTTTTATCATCGATCTTCCATTTCGAAGATACATGTTGTACTGCGCCTTAGAAATCTTCAGGTTTTCTTCTTTTAATCTCGCTGCAAAACAAAAATCTAACCAATAATCCATGTCATAATCTCTTTCTAGAGTATCCATGCTTATTTTTTTTCGATCAATAAAGGATTTTGTGATGCCTTTGTTGCAGGGAGCGTTTTTAACCTTGACTACCTGCGGATATTGCTTTATAAAAGTGTTGTACATATTATAGAGTATATCTCTAAGTTCTTGTGCTGTAGTCAAGTGAGCTTTGTCATAATAAGCGTCGAACAGATTAGATGCCTTACCGGGAAGGGGTATTAGACCATACTTGTTTTCTGGTGGGGCCCCTGGTAATGCTTGTACCCAATAGTCCTGCATTTGAGTAGAACTGACGTCTGCGATGAGTCGCCATGGGTGGTACTTATCGACCATGAAGCCAAATTTTATTGCAGCGTTACGGAAAAAGTCAAAATTTGGATCTGTAATCCATTCTTCTTTTGCTTCTTCGTCTGTGCCGTCAATGTCCGCAACCTCTATCATGAGACCACTGTGTAGTGGGTTGCAAAGAGGGGACTTTATAAATCCGGGTTTGGTTATAACAATTTCGTTTCCAAACTCATCATGAAATTTTTTAAACAGTCTTGCAAAAACACCAAAATCAACAATTTGTTTTCTGTGCTTAGTGGTTAAGTATGTATTAATAAAAACA